ACTTTCAATAGGTCAGATTTATTGGTGAATGGCTTTGGCTCAACAATTGAATTCTTTTCAGGTGAGAGACCAGATAATATCAGAGGTAATACCTTTGACTATATGGTTGTGGATGAGATGGCATTCACAAGACCAGAGCTGTGGGATGAGGTATTGAGTGCAACTGTTCTGGTCAAAGGAAAGAAAGTAATATTCATCTCAACACCAAAAGGCAAGAATCATTTCCATAGGTTGTGCATGCAACCAAACTATGATGACAGATATGCTTACTTTCACTATTCATCCTATGACAATCCAATGATTGATCCAAGAGAATTGGATGAGAGAAAGAGGTCACTCCCAGATCATGTATTCAGACAGGAGTACTTAGCTGAGTTCATTGACAATGCATCTGGTATATTCAAGAATGTTCATGAGTGCATTGGCACAGGGACCAAGACTCCAAAGATGTTTGCTGGTCTTGACATTGGTCGAGCTGATGACTACACTGTGCTCACTATCCTCAACCAAGATGGTCAGATGGTGACAGCTCACAGATGGAGGCATGATGAGTGGACCAGGATCATTGACAAGGTAGCTGAGTTGATTAAGCAATACAATGCTGTGACATTGGTTGAGGTAAACAATCAAGGTGATGTGTTCTTTGAAATGCTCCAGGCAAGATGCAAGAATCTAATCCATCCATTTGTTACAAGCTCCAAAACAAAGCCAATCATCATTGAGGATCTTGCTGTGGCATTCGAGCAACAATCTATCTCAATTGTCAATGAGCAATGGTTGATAGATGAACTTGATAATTTTTCCTATATTTACAATCCAAACACCAGGAATGTGAGTTATTCTGCACCAGCTGGATTGCATGATGATGGAGTGATGTCAACAGCATTGGCTTGGCATAGCAGAAAGGAATTCACAAACCGAGGAAGATATATGGCTTTGAGAGTATGAAACAACTTGATATAAAACTACCAACAACACTATCAGCATGCAGCCCTGAACAGATGACCAGGTGGCTCATGATGGCTGAGGCAATGAAGGAACAAAAGGATGACATTACTCAATTGCTAATCTTCCAATGTCAGTTGCTTAGCTTATTCAGTGGAGAGTCAATCAACAAGATCAAGCGAGCTGATATTGAATCCATCCAAGTTGCTGCCAACCATTTGCTCCAGTTGTTGATCACTTATAAATACCAGGAGCCACAGTCAGAGATTGAGGTGAATGGCAAGGTGTATTGCTTTGAGAAAAACTTTGGTCATGTCTCAACTGGTCAGATCATTGACTTGAAACTTATTGAGGATATCAGTCAAGATCCATGTCAAGCATTGGCAATCATGTATGTTGAGAAGGGCATGGAGTATTGTCAGGAGGATGACAGAGGCAGAGTGTTGAATCCTAATGATAACAGATACAAGGAATTCAAAGAAAACTTTCCAGGTGATGAGTTCTTAAATTTTTTCAGTTTTTTTTTGGACTTATCGGACAAGCGGAGGCTCGCTATATTAGGGATACAGATGGCGAGGCAGAGGATGGAAATGATGATGATGGAGCAGGACTTAAAGATTCAGAGTGGTTCAGTTGGACCACTATCATTCATAGACTATCCAAAGAAATGGGATTCAGTGTGGCAAAGGTTACACAACAGCCTTATGTGACAACACTATTCTGGATGAACTATTTTAGGATAGTGGATGAGAACGAACAAAAACGCATATTAAGAAATGGCTGAGTTTGATTTTCTTGAGGATTTTGGAATAACTACTCAGGATGCTGAGCAGCCACAGAATGCTTATGATAGGTTTATCATTGGCCTTTCAAATCAACTTGCTGAGGAGTTCAGGGATTACACAAAGAGAGTTGCTCAAAATACTGGAGCATTGGCAGCATCAATCATTCCAGTACCAACTGGACAGCTGTCATTCAGATTAGAGGCTGAGGATTATTTTCCATTTGTTGATGAGGGAGTTAATGCTGTTGGCACCAACAACTATGGTAGCCAATTCTCATTCAACTATCCTGGAGTATCTCACAACATGGCAACAGCCATCAGCCAGTGGAAAGGACTTGACATGTCGCATGCTTATGCTGTGGCATCCAACATAAAGCAAAGAGGATTGGAACCAAAGAGGATCACTGAGAATGTCATCACTGATCAAGTCCTTGAGAGGATTGGAAATGATTTGGCAGAGCTCACTGGTTTAATGTTTGAAATAAATTTTACAAAGAATGGCAGTAACAATATATGATGAGCCACAACTCATTGCACCAGCTGGGAATCCATTGGTGTTCACATTCAGCAGCAATCAGACTGCACAACCGAATTTCAGTTTTATTGTTGAGGTTTATATTGATAGCACATTGAGATTGACTCAAGAGGTCTTCAGGCAATTTAATACTCTTGGCAGAATTGATGTATCTGAAGCTGTTCAAAGTGTGATAAGAAATCCAGAAATCACAACTGATCTTGAGTTTGATGCAACCAATTCAATGGTCACATATGCTATCATTGTCTATGAAAAGTATGGATCAACTCCGACAATTCAAGCCAGTGATACAAGCACAACATTGAAAGCATTCAATGCAGTTCTTGAATATCCACAATGGAGAGTATGGGATTTTGAAATCTATGATCCTAATTTAACTCAGGATGCAGTATTCTTGACTAACTTTCCAACAACATCCAGAGCTTTATGTGGAATGGATGAGAATTTTTATCTCGGATATTTTGAACAGACTGGAGTTGTTCCAGTTGTTTTGAATGTATTTTTGTTAGATATCCAAGGCAATACAATTGCAAGTGATAACTTATCAATTACATCATCTGAATTCAACATCTTGAATGTTGGTCCACAGGTGATCATTGCAAATTCAAGCATAACTCAGATTGATTTTGATGATTGCTACAAATATGAGGTAGCTATTGATGTGAGTGGTGTTTCATTTGTTGGACCATTTATAATTTACATGGATACTGATTGCAAGAGATATGACACATATAGATTGCATTGGTTGAATAAGCTTGGATCATGGGATTCATTCACCTTTGCTTTGGTATCAACTGAATCAGCAACTGTTCAGGCATTTGACTACCAGAGAGATCCTGGAGTATGGGATGGCACAAGCTACACATATCCACTGTATTCTGGTCAAAAGATTCACTATGCTAAGACAAAGAGCAAGCAATTGATTTTGAATTCAGACTGGATATCAGAGGCAGTTCAGAATTGGCTTGTTGATTCATTGTTTGATTCTCCTTTGGTTTATCTTGAGCAAAACAATTCGACTGAATTTGAGCCAGTGAAAGTTACCAATTCAAGCTATCAGCTCAAGAACAGGAGGAGAGATGGATTAATCCAGGAGCAGATTACAATTGAAAGAACATACACATATAGATCACAACTTAACTAATGGCTGGAGAATTATTCATTAATGGGAGGCTTGTTGACATCAACCAAGATGCACCATTCCCATTGACATTCAATATCAGTGACATCAAGGATTTGACAGCTCGCAAGGGCAACAAGTCCAAGACTATCACATTGCCAGGAACAAAGAGTAATACATCACTTATGTTGAGTGTGTATACTTTATCAGCTACCGAGACAATCTCGGGTACTGATTCTGATTTCATTGACTTTGATCCAAGCATAAAGGCTGAATGTCAATACTATCAGAATGGCTTGCTTGAGTTCAATGGTGTAGCTCAGTTGATGAGTTGCAAGCTTATGGATGGAGTATGGTCCTTTGACATCACTCTGGTAAGTGACACCATTGACTACATCTCAAGGCTTGCCAAGATTAAGGTGAATGAATTAGGTTGGTCAGAATACAATCATGCTCTGACATATGACAACCAACAAGATACATGGAATGGAACTATCCAATTGAATGGATCACCATCCAGCAATCAAGACTCTCAAGGGTGGACTGGTAAGGGGTATTATTACGGCTTGATTGATTACGGATTCACGCGTCCATCAGCTTCCACCTTTGGAGTTGAGCATATTCCTCCTCAAGTGTTTTGCTATGAGGTATTGGAGAAAGCATTCAACTATGCTGGCATAACTTGGGATAGTCAATTCATTGATAGCCAGAGATTCAAGAGATTGTTAATGGCTTATCCTGGAGGAGATTTGCCAACCATCACACAAGCTCAAGCTGATAATGATTCACTATTTACAATTGAAGATAATAATCTTGGTGGCTTTATCTTTAATGGTTCATTCATAAGCTTCATTGAGCCTGATGGACCTGGAGGATATATCAATACTTTTGATAAGCAATTTGGTGATAACTATGATTGTACAGTTACTCAAGATAATTTAAGTCAAGCTCAGACAACTGATCCATTGAAATTTGTGGCAGCAAGTGAAGGATTGTTTAATCTTAATTATTCTGGTGATCATGATTTTGATATTACAATTGCTGGCAATGGCTCTGGTGCATATACAATCAACGGCTCTTATTCAGTTAGGATATTCATATATAAGAATAACATTCCTATGTCACAAGATGTTGTTTATTCTGGAGCCATAACTTCAGACACAACATCATTGACATTTACATTTGATTATCAGAGGCAATTGAATCTTTTAATCAATGATGAAATCACAATCAAGCTTGGTTTATTTATTAACAATACAACCATACAAAGATTGAATATAACCAATGCAACAACAACATATCAAATCGAAAGTAATACAGCGACACTTGACATATTAAAACAACAACAAGCCTTATCAGCTGGAGGGACAGTCTATCTTGATTCATTCCTTCCTGACATGACTTGTGATCAGTTCTTTAAAGGATTGGTCACTGCATTCAATTTGTATATCAAGCC